ATTTCTTTATTGAACTTCCATCCCTTTTCATTAGCTTCTTTAATATATGACAGGATGTCTTGTTGCTTTTGACTATCCATCACATTAAGCTTGTCAGAGAAATTCTTAGCGTCTTCAAGCATAAGTTTAGTTACACGAGCTGCTTTATCTACCGCTGCATTAGCTCCAAACACAATGTGAGAGTCTAATGTAGATGCGGGATCAAACACATGACGGTTCACTTTAGCTTTAGCTGAGAGTGAAGCTCGGTCTAAGAAGTTACGCTTAACATCGAAACGTTCCCAATTGCCAATAACGTCAGAGAAGTTAGTCTCATAGTCATAGTCGAAAGACGCTAGATATTGACCTTCTTCTTCTGGTAAACCTTTTACTGGACGGAACTCTCCATCGTCACCTTTCTTAAGAATAGTGATAGCACTAGAGTCAATACCTTCAGGACGTAGAGCAATAGCTGTTAATTCTCTAGCTTCTTTGGCACTAGACCACCCACCTTCTTCAGGTCCGTATACACCCCTGATTTTAGCACCCGTCTCTGTCTCTTTAAAATCAAACATCTCTTTACGAGAAGTAACACCTTTAGCGCTTTGTAATCTGTTTACAACACGGGCATTAGCTGCTTCGACCTCTTTTCTTGTAAGAGCCCCAATAGCACTGTCGTTCAAAGCTTCGTCAATATTAGCATTGCTGATCAGAGTCTTCTCATATGTGGCAGTGCTACGTCCTACCTTATCACGAATACCTGCAAGTTCTCCACCAACACCCATTTCTGGTAACACTGTATCCAGTATAGCGTCCTCTCGCGAGGCTCCTGTCAATGCGCTTGCTGTCTCACCTGTACCATCATCAATCATCTCTGCAACTTGACGTCTAGCTTCTGAAGCATTAGTCTCATTAGCCATGCGATGAGGTGATGAAGATCTTACTGCACTCTTTACCTTACGGGCTTTATTCAAACCACGTAGATAATCGCTACCCCACTTTATAGGCTTACCTACAATAGAAAGGTCTGCTAGGGAAACAACATTATCCAACCAAGATTCCCACTCTGCGTAATCACCATGCAATACTGCATCAATCAAACCACGAGTGCTGAGTTCATTGGTCATGAAGCTATTAGAGTTAGCTTCTACAATAGCATTGACAAAAAACTGTGCTGCTTGGGCACGCTCCTCAAGAGGCATTTTAGTAAATGCTTCACGAAGGTCTTGTTTACTCTCCCCCATTAGAACGAAAGCTTTAGCTACGTCTGTAGCATCTCCACCAAGAAGGTTAGACAACTCAGCGATGGTTGTCTGTTCCCAATAAGGAACCATTAACATACCAAAATCCACAGCATTGTTTACAAAACTTGGATTATCTGACATGTTCGCTTGGTCTTCAGCAGCATCTATAGCTGTGTTGTAATCATTAACGGTTTTAAGAGAAGCAAGAGCTGCTTCTTTACTGTTTCGATATTCCTTGTTTACTTCGAGAAGTTCAGGAGACTCAAGATTGTCACGAGCGTACTGATATGAAAGGTCATTCTCAGGACGGTCAACTGTTAAGCCAAGCATCTCTCTCTTCTGTTCGTCAGTAAGATTCTCATCTAGAAGAATGTCAGGAAGTAGGTCAGTCATACGCTGACCTTCTTCTTGATACAAGATGTCATTAACAGCTTGTGTTGTAGGGCTATACCCTACTTCTTCATTCTCTTGTATAACGTTGTAGTATGTTTGACCTGTAGGAACGCCTTCAGCCATTAGGCTGGTGTAACCAGCTTGCACTGATTGTGCTGCTGGGTCACGAGGAGTGACATTAGATTGACTAGCCAATGTGCTAGCCGCACCTGTAGATAACATACTCTCTCCTTAACTGAATGTTTTAGCTAGCGCTGCTTGTCCGCCAGATGTACCAGCTGCAACATTAAACGTAGAAGATGCAAAGCCTCCAATAGCTTGGAATGTTTGTTGACGAGCTTGAGCATCTGCAATTAAATTTTGCTGTTGCGCTTGGTTATTTAAATTAGTGACACGTTGGCTTGTAGCTGCTGTCTGTGCTGCTGTACCAGCTGCTAGGCTATCGGCTACGCCAAGTTGTGCTGAACTTCCTGCTGTGCCTTGAGCTGCGCCTGCTGCTTCAATCTCAGCTTGTTGTAAACGCTGTCTACGTAGGTTCTCTCGACGACTACGTGCAGCTTCAGCCGTGTTAGCGGCTTGTTGTTGGGCCGATTGTTCTTTCTGTGCATCTGCCGCATCACCAGCAGCTTGAGCACTGGATACCGCAGATGCTGCGCCAACAAGAGCAGAAACGACTAGCACTGCTTCGACAACTCCCATACATATACCTCTCTTTCTGTTCCGTAGTGGTCAAAGGATGTTAGATATTCCCAACCAGTACGTTCAATGAAACCTTTCTCTTCTAAAGGAACAGCGTAGACTTTGTCAAGACCCTGATCATACAGGGCCTCTTCCATGTCTAGCCAATCACGAATCATGTTTTTATACACAGTCTTGTTGAAGTTATGAACATCGCAGTGAAGAAATACAAGACCCTCTGAATATTGTAAATCAACTGTGTAGTCATTATTATCAATAATAGTTTCTCTAGACATTTCCACTTGCTCCTGCAATCATACTCCAACCGAGGATTTGACAATCCTTCTCAGGCTCTGTTGAGAATAACAGACTAACAGTACGCCCTCTGCCTCGTAGCTTATTCTTAGTGGTAACCACTTCGATACCTTCAGCTACAGGTTGACCGATACCTCGAATCTGAGGACGCTGTAAACGATAACCTTGGAACTTAGGGCTCCACTTGTTAGCGAATGGATCATTAGTCCACTCCCATTGACTTTGCACAAGACAGCTTGATTCATTCTGAACACCTGTCATAGTAGCATCTGTCTCAGTCCTGTTACAATGTAATGTAAGATAGGGGACTTGCTTCATACGCGAAGTATCTCCACCTGTTACATAACCTGTGAGTAATAGGGCTGGTGCGTCCACAACTCCCCAATCTTTATAGTCATCTCTTACTAAATCAGAGAAGAATAAATAGTCACCGTCTTGAGCGTTACGTAAAGATACGTATGCAACTCTTGAAGGGCTCCCGTCTCTTTCAGAAGTATCTACTACAACATTGTCACTGCCAGCTACAACATTGTCCAAACCCGCTACAACGCTAGTGGGGGTAGATTTTGATACGAACTGTGGTGTCTTAACAACTGCCAATGCCTCAACAAAATCATTGTCACCTGCGCCTCTGTAGAAAGTGTTGATAGTAAAGCTTTGGAAAGCTAGATGGTAAATTAACTCTCGTCTCTCTGAAACACCTGACCCCCCTGTAATAATCCACACTATTCTATCCAAACGTTCGTCATATGCTCCAGACATCCCTTCGAAATCTTCTTGGGAGAGATCTAGTACCAAACTGTTTATAGTTAGTTTAGTCATAGGCACAAGTTCAAATGTTGCGTAACCATTAGACTTAAGTTGATATAAACCATCTTTAGCCCAGAAGAAAATGTCAGCATCAACTTGAACGATGTTCTGTGGATTTACTGAACCTTTATCTGTTACCTTGAGAACCATTGAACTCGTAGGTTTAAATGTATTACCATCGATACCTGCTACAGCCCACACACCATTAGTAGCGAATACAATCAACGCTGTGTCTGTAGGTACGAGTTTTATTACTTCATCAATAGCATCAATACTCACCCATCCACCGTCAGTGTCAACAAGGTTACTGTCGGTGTTCGAGGTGGGATCTGCTTCTTGATAACAAGACAACAGGTTATCATCACCAGTTTGGCTATACAATATCTTATTGGAAAGTTTAAGCGTACTTCCTGCGGAGTCCCCTGAGAAGCCAGCATACCACACACGTCCTGCATACTCAGCGACTGTAGTAGCACCTCCAAGGGTATCTTCGTAACTCAGCTTAGATTTCTGCGCACGTTCAACCTCTCCTTTCTCAAGAAGATCTTTATTAAAAGCGCTAGCTCTTGAGTTTCCTCTATCGAGTGCGTCAATAATATAACGCCCTTGAGGGGAAACGCTAGAGCCTTGAGGATTAGCTTCTAAATCTTGAGGGTGGAAACGGTCAGCAGTTCTGTTACTATCATTCTGATTGTTAGCGTAAAGTACAGAATTGATATTATCGGAGTTTGCTGGGAGGAGATTAGTCACCGCGTGGAACTCATCAATAGGGGGTATCAAGGTTGTAGTATTTCCGGGTGTCATTCTGCGCTCACCCCATCCTTGATTCCACAAGTTATAGATATGCGGATGATTGGTGTAATTAGATTCACTTAACCATAATGGTGTTGAGAGATTAAAGAAATTGTTATACTCCCCTTCTGTCAAGTTTATCGTATACTCAATACCAGTTACTACACTGAGACTCCCCCCACTCAGGAATGGAGTTGCAATAGTATTATTGTAAAAACCATCTTGGAATACTACACTGAGCTCATAAGGGACCCCAGACGAGAAACGACGTGTTAATACAAAACTCTCAATAGGGTATCCTTGGAACTCTTCATACTCTACCGAACTAGTTAACTCGGTACGAAGTGTACGGTTTCCGTCTGTGGTTTCATCACTTATTAATCGAGTGCCTACGAAATCATAACGAACATCTATAGCCGGAGTTACAGACGGAGGGGTGATTAAATAAGGATAACCCGGGTCTAAATAAAGTTCATTACTTGAAGGACGGTAGGAGGACTTAGCTGCATTCAGCAGGCTTACCTTCCTATCTAAATCGGTATCACGAGAATAATCTGGGATACCTACTCTATCTCGTATTTTCAAACGCTCTTTACGTTCAGAAAAGAGATTATTACCTAAAGAGGTTAATATCGTAATATCTGCTTCACCATTGGCGATAATCAACTGGCCAGCATGAGAGGTAATTGACAATGATGAAGTGTTCCCAGATACAGATGTTTTGTAAACAAGCTTATCACCGGGTACTGCATCCGTTACATCGTAAATTAGTATTTCATTTTTTAATGTTACTACAAGAAATTCCTGACCTGTACTTCCGTTGTTATCCCATAAGAATGTTGTAATATCTTTTGGATTAGACACACGGCTCTCTAATAGTACTTCATTAGAGACAGCGTTTAGACCTAAACGTCTACGACGGAATCCTTGTTTGGTTAATTCGAAGTTGTTCTCATCTATAGACGCTCCGTCTGGAAACGTTAGAGGAGAAGCTTCTGTGATTAAACCTCCTGAAAAGGAGGCATAATTAAGCTGTTGTAATGACCTCGCCATCTTTCTTCTTAGCTCCCCGTTTAGGTTGGTACGCGTCAATAGCTTCAGTTGCAAACTTAGCTGTTGTATAACGCCCTTTTAAAGCTGATGGTACAGCACCGCTTCCCGGTTGTTTAATATGGTGGTAACCCATCGTGCCATCAGCTTCGATTTTAAAACCTTTATATTCCATTAGTTATTACGCCCTTCTTGGAAAGTAATATCTCGACGGTACTTATGACTATTGCGTCCATAATTTGGATAATGAATGCCACCAGCGATACGTCGTGCTTTTCGTGACAACCAATTCCGTTGACGAACTGCTTCTTGCTCTGCTTTATTGTCAGCAGACTGTTTAAGTTTAAGAGAAGCTTTACTCTTAGCTTCTTCTAGAAGAGAAATAAAAGCTTCCGAAGGAAGGTCAGGTATAAAGTCATCTGTCTGAGACCACGATGGCATCATATATGCCATACATTGGCACTTAGATTCTTGCAGAGAATCATCCACAGCGCTGTTGTAACTATCAAAGACTAAAGTAGTATCATCGAAGGATGTAAAGAACTCAGGAGCCTTATCAGTTTTAACCATCAATTGAACACCCGTAGGGTCTGTCACAACTAACGTATTATCAGCATCTGTATTGAGAGCATTCTGTTTACGTAAGAAGCTATCGGGCTCTAGCCATTTAATAGCTTTATAACGCAGACGTGTCTCATCTTTCTTTTGTGCGTTATAGTTGACGAAGTCTAGTTCCTTCATCCCTTCTGGCACTGACATGTGAGTAGGGAGAGAAGCGTTTGAGAAAGGAACAAGGGAAATTGATTCACGTAGGTGAGGCCAGTTACGGTTAGACATCATAGCAAAATATGTTGTCTTGATAATCTGTGCTACTTGTTGGGATTCAATTGTGTCGTCAATACTGTTAACTAAGTCTAGGTCCAAATCGTTATGAATATCTTGAACCATTTCAATTAGCTTCATCTTCATTATGCTACACCTAATTTACTTATCGCAATTCTAGTGGACGGGCTATCACTCCAACCTGTATTTGGGACGGTTGTAGGGTATACCCCTGCGACTCCCCCAGCATCGTCTACCATCAACATATGTAAAGAGATAATATCTCCTGCTGCGACAGTGAAGATACCGCTCCCTGATAAGACACTTAAAGATTGAGAGTTATCATCAATCTTAGCAATTTCTGTAGCGCCAACCTGAGTACCATTGTATCTTAGAGAGAAAGCTAATTCTGTAACACCAGTATTTGTACTTCTGCCCGCTGAAACAAAACCAGTTAGATGATATGTTCCTGCAATATTAAATATGATATTGCCAGAAGCGTCTATAGACATTGTATTACCCGGACTTGCTGCTGGAGCTCCATAAACAATTTGTTTTTCATCACCTGTAGAGGCTACAGTTTGAGCGGTGAAGGAACTACTTGATAATGCATCTTCTGTAATAAATTCTCTAGGTAGAAGTGCCGGATTTTGGAAAGTGGCTGTTCCATCTCCAACTGCTGTCAGCACCTGACCTACGGTGGCAGATGCTGCTCCTTTACATTCGTGGAGACGGCTGTCTGGAAGCGATTCGTGTTGGATATCTACCATTTTTTATTTTCTCCAAAAAAAAAAGGCGGGAGAGCCTTAGAGCCCTGCCCGCCAAGGGTCTGTTAAGCCATGTCGAACTCAACAGAAACAACACACTTACCAGTACCAGTAAAGACGATGCTTTGGTTACTAGTAGCGTCAAACTCCACAGGAACTGCATAAGTAGCAGCAGTTACGTCTGTGCCTGCAAAAGTAAGCACAGATGGAGCAGTACCGTTAATGTCTAGCACACGACCTGTAGCGCCTACAGGAAGAGTGATAACATCACCCGGTAGATTTTCTTCAGTACCATCGAAAGCGAAAGTACGTTTGTTGTCACCTGTAGTTAGGGAACCTTCAGAACCACCAACTACACGTGGACCATAATGGTTAGCCACGTTAAGGCCAGTATTACCTTCAAAACTCATAAGTTATATCCTTAGTAGTCAGTTGCAGAAGTAATGATAACACCTAGAGAGTCTAGACGTTGAACACCAAAACCGTAACGAGAACGAACTACGAATTCGTCACGTGCTAGGTCTTTGTTGCGCTCGCCTTCAGACTTAGGCATACGACGCCAAGCCATCATGATAGGCTTAGTTTGGTCATCCATAACGTTCATACAGATGTTAGCAACAGCACCAGTTACCGCTGTAGTACCATCAGAGAAGTTACCACGAGGAAGACGGTTGTTAGCGAAGATGTCCCAACCAAAGATGTTCATCACGAAACGCATACCACGAGTCATACCTTCTTCGATGATACGAGCAGCGAAAGGAGTTACGTCAGTAGTGATGTTAACTAGGTTATTAAGAGTAGCTTCAACAACAGGGTCACAGATAAAGATGTTACCAGACTCTGGCACATTAGCTTTCAAGAACGCTAGACGCATTGCGTTTAGGTGTTTGATAGCGAATACGTTGTTAGATTCAGCAGAAGCGATACGGTGAGCAAAACCGTTGATCGTATTAGGATCAGCGTTAGTTTGCGCAGAGTTACATACTTCTAGGAAACGTGTTTCGAAGTTCTCTTGGAATGCACGAGTAGATTCTTGAGCACGAGCTGCCATTAGAGAATCAACTTGAGCACCATCTTCACGTAGGTCATCAGTTACATACCAAGCGTCACCAACGTAATCCGTAATTTGCATTGTGATTTCGCCAGACTCGATTGGGTTGTAAACTAGTGGAGTATCTTCGGCAGCTTCTTGAATAGTTACTGTACCGATAGTTTTAATATGTAGCGTTTCGCCGTTACCGAAGTCAGAAACATTACGGTAGAATGCCTCTGGCAATAGACCGTCGTGTAGGTTTAGTAGAATAAACTTTGAATATTGCTCAGACTCGATGAACGCGCGGGTATTAGTAGTTAATTGCATTTAGTATTCCTTAATTGTCAATACCATGTTCACGATATACTTCAGCTCGGACTTGACTCATAAAGTCAGTGACCTTATTTGAACCTGCACCCATTAGCAGAGACTCTTTAGGAGACTCTAGTTTTGCTGCTGGTGCTGGTTTAAATCCAGCTGTGTTAGAACCACCATATGACATAGATGTTTTAGGCTTTTCAGTACCTAATAGGGTTAGTGCCATAGTCGGGTTAGTCTTAGCCATCTCTTGTAGTGCTTCAGCTGTAGTACCTAATTCCATTGCTTTATTGGTTAGGTGTTCTACTGCCTTATCGCCATACTGAGACGCAAGAACTGAGTTCACTTCATTCAAGTTCTTCTCTGCAAGGGTTTGCTGTTGATGAGCTTGGAATGCTGCCTGCACGAGTTGATTGACATCGACTGCTGCCGGGGCATCCTGCTGTTGTGCAGCTGGTGTTGTTGGCTGTGCTACTGGCTGTTGTTGTGATTGTTGCATTAGGCGTTCCAATTCTTCTTGTGCTTTTACCATACCTTGAGTCTCTGCAATTTGATTACGCAGAGTTGCAATCTCTTGATCCTTAAGTGATACTTCATTTTTTAACGTAGGAATATATTCCTGTGAAGCCTTTAACGCATCAATAGCTGTAGGTAGATCAGCATACTTTGGTTCGCCATTCTCATTTGTGATGGACGCTAGTTTTGTAGATAGCTCATCACCACCTTGAGGCGCAGGTGTAGGAGTCGGGGTAGACGCCTGTTGGAAAATATCATTCATATGAATAATCTCTTTATAATTATATTTAAGTAAAGGGTATTACTATTAGTTATATTTATATATACCTTGATAACAAGGAAAACGTGACATAAATTATTCAATTAATGAAATAAGTTCACTAATTGCACGTTTGTAGCCCTGAGAGTCAGCTTGAAGGTATGCCCAAGACGGGTTTGAGTACGCGTCGTCTTTCATCATTTCCCGATTCTTAGCGTCTATTTTGTCATTGAGCATAACGCCCAGCCGCTTACGCAACTGGACGCTTGAGTTAAAATGTAGCTTCATCTCAGCTTTGGCATCGGCTTCTAAGCCTTTAGTCCATGCTGTTTTCATTAGACTACTGGGACTCCTTGCTGAGCAGCAATCTCTTCCTGTGCTAAGTTAACAGCAGATTGAGTTCGCTGCTGCTCTTGAATGTTTGCATTCTCACGGAATATCTCATAACCTTTCAAGCTTAGAGAGTCATCAATGAAACGTGTTAATTCTAGAGCTGATGTGTGTGGTTGAACCATTTGACCGATTGCAGTGTTAAACACTTGAGACAAGTTCTGAAGGTCTTGCGCCTTCTTAGCAAAGTGCCGAGCACCGATAGGACGTAGGATCCCGTTAGCGGTAATGTCTTCAACAGTAAGAGTTTGGAATACCTCAGCACCAATGTCATCGTCCATCACGCGTATAACGTCACTGACGTCCATATTACGCTGTGCCTGTTCTAACATCTTGTTTAGAAGTTTCTCAAGTAACTCAATTTCAAAATGGTTAATCTTCTCTTGGAAGATACGACTAGCTGCATTCGATAGTTCTTGCACTTCAAATGCTGTCTTCTCACCCGGAGTACGTACACCCATTGCTTCACGTGGAGCACCTGCATAAAGTTCCATACGGTCTTCAATTAGTTGCATCTCTTGCGCTGCACCGAAAATATTACCCATAGATGTGCCCAGTTCTTGAACATCAGAACCGCCTTCATCAATATGAATCTCAATCCCCGGACCCCATACGAACTCTTCAACCTCACCAATAATCTTGAGTGGTGGATGAATGATTAGGTCCATAGCATCGGCTTTAAGGTTTTCTAAGTGGTCTAGTCGATATTGCAAACCTACAAGGTTATCAAGGGGGCCCATTGACCATAGGTTGTCTGGGCGTTTACGCCAGCCTACATGAACAATTGGACTGCCTTCATACCAAGTTGGCATTGTTTCTTGGCGTGCTGTATAGTTACGGTCAACAACAGTAATGATTTGGTCACACATCAGTTCGCCAGTTTCATTATTGTAGAAGTCACCATAGAACTCTAACACTTCCATATAATCAGATTGATAGTACTCATACATATTACCAAAACCATCAGCTTGGTAACCTACAGCTTTATCAAAATCTTCATGAGAATAACCACTCATACGATTACGAATTTCCATTCGGCGTTGAATAGCCTCCTCCCAGAATGTTTGCTGAGGATTGGTACGAGCTAGTTTCTTAATTTCACCAAGTGTACGAACAGAGCGTACAATCTTGTGAGTATTCTGGAAACTGTCTGCTAGAGGGTTAAAGACGATGTCCATAGGACTGATACGCCTACCAACTGGCCCTACGTAAGCAGGAACTACCGAACCGTCTGGGAACTCTTTCATGCGTGATTCAAAGTCGGCATAAACAAAAGCATTGCCGTAATCAATGTAATCAAGAAGGAGTTGACTGACAGTGTTTCGGAAATCACTGATTCTCGTTTTATTGGACATGTACGCTTCGATGTTTTTAGCTTTCTCAATTGTACTATCGTCTAAGCTGTAACCTTTCCATTCCAACCAATTGTCATTTGGAAACAACGCTTGCAAATAGTTTGAGTGTAGGTTGTCTCGGATTTGACACAATTTTGGTAGAGTGGTAGAGTTCTTCCAAGGGAGCGCACCATTCGTTGTGGTCGACGTATCAGTCGCAAATAGATAATCTCTGAGTTCTTTCCATTCTTCAATCTTCTCACGACGTTGGTTATTGTAGGTATCCCACATATAACTAACCCATTGAGAAGGTTCGTCTTGAGTCATAAATGCAGCTAGTTCTGCAACTTTATCACCTGCCATTATTTATCCTTTAAATTGCTATAACGTAACTCTTTAGGGATACGATAGTTAAGATATGCGAGATTAGATTTCATTTCTTTAATACGAGAATCTGAATGCTTTACTAAAATATAAAACCTCCCGCCTAAGTAACGTTTCCACCCTGATTTAGAATACGCTGTAATGTTGTTCCAGACTTGTCCACGAGAGTATTCAGGATTCCAGAACATAAAAGATTGTAATTTGTTATAAGCTTTCTTACGATCAAAATCAAAAATAATTTTCATTAGAAGCGTACTCCCCCAAATCGAGATTGTTTTTGTCCACCAAACAGTCCAAAGTCACGCATATCGTTTGACTTAGTTTGTTTAGGTTTTACTGCGATACCAACTGCTGATGCTAGAGCATCCTTCACATCATCGTGAGCAGGACGGGCTTGGATAAGTTCTTCTTCAAGAACAGGAGTCCAACCTCCTTCCATATGCCACATCTGTAAATTATCATAACGATGCTCTAATGCAGCAGCAATACGTTCTTCTTTAGCACCTTCTTGACGCGTAGGTCTGTACTCATCGACACTGATAGACATGCCTTGTTTCTTAATCATGTCTTTAATATCATTAACGATGATTTGTTGTGCTACAGTTACTTCTGCTCGAAGCTTCTTGAAGTTCCATTTGCTGTGTAACGCAGAGATGTGTTTAAAATATTCTGCTGTCTTGTCTGACTTGAATCTGTCAATGTCAAGGACATAGATGTCGCCATCACTGTCAACGCCGATAACAACGATTGCAGTGTAGTCGGCAGCTTTTGATAGACTGAATGCGAAGTCAACAGCAGCATATATGTTAAGTCGTTTATCTTTGAACCTCCATACACCACCTTCTTTCTTAAGGTAGCGAAGGTCGAAGTATTGAAACTTGTCACGGCTAATCCTCTCTGAACCGGGGTCATTGGGGTCATTGTAATACTGAGCGAAGAACTGTGTTCTATCTGAATACTCAGCTTTAATACGTGCTAATACTTGAGGGTCAAAACCAAAAGCTTTATTGTCAGTACGCATCATACGAGGCCAGATGAAGATACCATCTGTCTCTACAACATACTCTTTAATTTCCCATACTGGCGCTTTATCGATTATTTCGAAATCATCATTGTAGACATCGTAGAACTGATTCTTCCACGTATCATAGATATCAACTGGGTGGTAGCGTGTTCCGCAAGCCATTGTGAATCCGCCAGCATTTCGAATTGAAGTAAACTGAGACGCCTTCTTTGAAACAGACTCTCGTCCATCTTCCGTGTAAGCGTTCTCTGGGACAACCAAGTCGTCAGCCACAACGACATCCGCATGCCAGCCAGTAGTGTTAGTTGTAAGACCTGCTGTAGCAATAGTAGCATCTCGAATACCTTCCTTCTTACGCATAGGGTGATCTACTGATAATTTAGTAGAAGACCACTTCTCACGTTTACCTTCTTGAGGGTGAATGTACTCAGGCCAGTAACGACGGAATAGACTACTCCCCAGAATGTTCTTGATAGCGTATAACTGAGTAATCGCCAGCTCCGCTGTCGCTGAGACATACAACATCGTAACATCCGGGTGACGTGCAATAATCCACGCACACCACGTCGCCACCATGTGACTCTTCAGATGAGCACGAGGAAGCATTATCAGCTTGTTTGCTGTTAAAGAAGTTCCTTGCCCAAACAAAGAATAATCTTGCATCCATCTGTATATCTCCCTGTGAACTTCCCCATACATATAACCCGGATTGACTAGCTGAGCGAACAGGAACAAGTCTTCCATAGCTGCTTCACGAAGCTCTTTAGCCTCCGGTGGCATACGCCGTAGTTTCTCTTCGGCTTCCTCTAGCCAATCTTCGGTCATTAGTCTTCATCCTTAAAAACATGACTTAGAATGGCTTCTCCTAAATCTACTGAGTCGATATTAATTGCTACATACGCATGAGGGTGGTAATTATCAAATAGCCACTTACGAATAGGGAGGGCTAGTTCTTCTAGCTCAGCCAATTGGGTTTTAACGTCTTTATTCATTATCGTTGCATCCTTTGTAAGTCACTACTAAACTCATCCATCATACGAGCTTGCATCTTAGTTTCACGCTGTACGGCTTCTTTAGTAGGACGCCCTGCTGAACGTTTATCCCAGCCTTTGTCTGCTAGAAACTTAGCTGCTTGGAAGTTAGGCTTTTCACCATCAAGAGCTAGATCAAACATAGCGCTAACACCTCGTGCTCGTGCTCGAATCTCAATCTCTTCTTCCCAACCTTTCATATGTTCAGCAATGAGTTTGTTCTTTTTAATTTGTTGCCAATGGTCCCAGTCTAGGAAGTACTTATACGCAAAGTTGTATTCAGTAGGGTCTTCCATCTCTAGGAACAGGCGTTTAATTGATGGAAGTTTCTTTCCTTTGTAGACATGGTCACGCGGTTTTAGTGTGTACTGAACAAAATCAGTATCTGCATAACTAGTCTCAAGGAAGAGAGACTGCGTACGAGCAGCCCCCTTGTCATCAATCATGGCTTCTTTATTAATATCCATGTTTGCTTTTTTCTCTATTTCTAAAACATAGCGATCCAGTTAGAACCATCATAGAATACTGGACGTGGGCTACCTGTCGGATTCACCCCGCTCCAATCTGTACCATCATCTATTACAATATAAACTTCAGAACCTAAAACAGGTGCTGAAGATTGAGGAGACATCTCTAGAAAAGTTTTTAAACTGCTAAAAATATTACTCTCACTATTTGCAATAGCACTGTCTACATAAGACTGTGATACAGTGTCAGATAAATTAACAGGCTCAAAAAATGTAATATCAACAGCTGCATTTAAGGGAGGAGCTTCTGTAAAAACAATATCTCCGGAAGCATTTGCGGTGTAGTCAGAAACAGGTCGTTGTGTTACTCCATCAATATTTATAATGAATGAGCTATTTGCAACTTGCTCTGAAGCCGGAGAAGCAAATATTGTTGCTACTCCATCCCCTTGCTGTCTAGTCTGTACTAGAGGGATAACCCCTTCAGCCCCTTCAATACCGGCAATAGCCTGATCTAAATATTCTTTATTTACTAGGCTTTTAGGGTCACTTGTAGTCTTGGTATTAAGAATGGGATTATCATTCATATCCAAGGCTTGTTCCATTTGGTTGCCCTGTTGAGATTGAATTCTATCTAATTTCTCATCCCACTGGCTTTCTATTTTGTTGAAGTTATCGTTAATGAGCGACAGGTTATAGCCGCTTGTAACTTCTGGTAAATTAATTGGCATTTATTTTTCCTTTATAACCGTAGGATTCTTAACTTAGAACTCTATATGAAAGAGTATAGCGGAATTTCAACTGATCAGTAGTAGGCGTTTTAAAAGAGAGGAACGCACAATTGTTACCATTATCTCCTTGAATTGCTGCGCTAATATCTCCTGCATATGCCACAGAACTACAAACAGCTGTGCCACTTAACGTTGCGGAGTCTGCAATATCACTAGCTACTGGAAGATTAAAGCGTAACGCTGTATAAGTATCTCCCGCAGTAGATGGGATAATATCGAAAGACCCTGAAACACTCACTGTGTTACCTACACGGGTATACGCTCCAGTTGCATGGATGACATTGGCTACATTACTGTTCGAGCCTACTTGTGATGGGATGTAACTCCCACTAAAGACGTTTCCATCTAAGTCAGGAATGATTGGTTTCTGATTTACGCCAGTTGCATCTACTTCTTTTTTAGCAATGAATAGTCCTGAAGAAAGTCTTTGCATACCATCTAGTTGAATATGATGTGTAAACAAATCTCCATCATTAAAATCACCACTAGGGAAGATATTAATAGCTGCATTTGTAGAAGTTCTATCAGTACCGTTAATTAAACCAACATCTGAAAAACTATCAATACCTGAGCCATAACGTCTTTGATATTTTACATTAACATTATGAATATTGAAGTTTGCACCTGTCTCGATATTATATTGGTTAATATCACCGCCAGTAAGATTCCAGTAAGCACAGCTTCCAGATTCACCGGGTTCTACAAATAAGTCCCAACCGCCTAGAGACAGGGTACCTGTTTCATTAGCAACAAAAGATTGCTCTGTATCAAATACTGTTGGAGAGATGTAGAAAGTTTTTACTTCACCATCATAATTAGTTGTCCCGCTAATATCACCACGATAGACATGCGATTGTGGTAGTTGATGAGGAACATCTGTTGTGTATCGAGTTCTGCCGCTTCCATTATCTGCAACACTGATAATGTTTACATTTCTTACTGAAGTAGCATTCTCAAGAGAGTTATTAGACATAAACATCTGCATAACACGCTCATCACGTCCACCACTTCTATCCGGGTTAGCGTAGAAGTTAATACCATTACCAATTATCTTATTATTGCTAATAAGAGCTGTACCATGGTTTTTTGCATAAATACCATATTGGGAGTTTGACGCAATAGTACAATCTGAGATGAAAGTATCACCTCTATCCCAAGATGCGTTAAATAGTGGAGTAGTTACGCTTTGGTCATTAGCTAGCCAAATACCTGTTTCATTTCCTGAGAGGTGGCTACCTGTAATACGTGTGAAGAAACCTGTATCTGTCAACGCAATACCATAAGTCTTATTACCAATGTCTACATCACTAATCCAACTTCTAGCACGTGTAGAATAGCTTGCTTGTCTTTCAGCTTCTGTTCTATCATCATCTACTAGAATACCATAAGTATCTGTCCCATACATTCTTAAACTCTGTACACTACATACTGAATGAGCTAAGTGAATTGTACCAAATACCAAGATGGCTTTGTTCTTACTGCTTCCGACAATATTCTGACCATCACCTGTAGTTTTAAGTACAGTACCCGGTGCTAGATTATAAATACCATCTGGAATGTATAATGTTGAGTTTTCGCTCAATTTGCTAAAAGCTGTTTGAAATGCAGTTGTATTATCTGTAACTCCATCCCCAATAGCTCCAAAATCTAGAATGTTCAGTGTTTCACCATCAATCATTCTATTATTAACTTTTGTAGTCATTTACTTCTTTTCCTATTATTTGGCCTAATAATAATTATCACTAAGAAAGGGTATACTCATATTTTCTGTGAGAAAATTTTAAGGTTCAATGCATTAATATACCAAGGGGGCGTACCCCCGATGCACCCCTTCCCAATATCTAGCAAAACGCTCGTAACATTCTTGTAACAGATAGTTAACAGTTGCTTTACACCCCATTAACATATTTTCCTTGTTACAACAATGTTAAATATTAGCTCAGCCCTTATATACCAAGGGATTGAGGGGGTTTAAGCGAACGCAAGCGAGTGTTACCAGTAACGCATTGTTATGTATATGTATATAGTATGTTAATAGTATGTGTTTATTATTACTTATTACTATATTAGTTACAGTTCTTAGTAGTTATATTTATATATACCTCCATAACGTCTAAAACGTGACATATGCCTCTTTATTTATTTGTTTGTTGTGGTACATCAGACTGTCTACTCTTTAGGGTAAACAGTGGTATGTGATGTAGGTCACACTATTGTATATAGTTTAAATTAGCGCTTGTAATCCTATGCGTAAAGGCTTATTGTTAATCCATCGAAACGGCAAGCGTTACCAAACAATGCTTACTACCTATGCAGTGATGCAGTGATAGTTATATAGCAAAGAGTATGCTTACCAAGTCGAAAAGAATAGAACAAAGTGTTTGACAAGTGATGAACCTTATGAGATGATTCACATCGTCAATAGAGCAAGCGGCAAGTCAAGGATAAAGACGTTAAAACCCTAGCGCAAAGCTCTGTTCATATCATGTAAGTCATTGTTAGCTTTGATATGTTAGGACAAAGAAACAAACACTTGACAACTTGAAACAAACTAGGTTATAATGGAGGCACAGCATGGAAACATTCAAAGAGTTAGTGTATTGCATAGCGTGTACAACACTTGCATTAATGTCGCCTCCAATGTGGTTCATGTATGCATTGGTGTATACATTAGCTAACTAGTATTAACGGGAAGAGTGGAGAGCAGCCATTGTTGAGGGCGCTTCCAACTCTCCATATCTTCCCGACCATTTATATTGATTAAGGTAAACTTATGAAAGTTAATTACTCTGTGTTCTTTGATGGTGAACGTAGACCATCTGTTAAATCTCAAGGTGTAGCACGTGACATACTATCTAAGTATGTGTCAAGTGGGCTAGTGAATGACTCACTTAGTGAGTTAGGTCGCATGAACAAAGCGACTGTTCAAGACAGAAGACGCGGTGTTAAAATAGTCTTGACAAGTGCGACTAAGCGTGCTAAAGTACAGTCTAAGCCAAGCGAGTTCTTAAGGATAGAACTAGAAGGCAAGCAGTCAATGACTCAAATTATAGTGGCAGCGGTGGATAAGCTCAAGTCTAGTGCAGGTTGGCACAGAGTAGTGTGTGAAGTGGTAGCCAATGGACTAATCTATAAGGTGAAGTCTAACCACAAAGGGGTATCATGGACGGATGCTGCTAGTAGTGCTACCATTGTAAGTAAGAGGGCTGCATAATGGGTATCAATAGAACACTTGTTAAAGTTGCTGCAATGGCAGTGGAAGGTAATCACAAAGCAGTGTTTGCAAGCAAAGAATTCTTGACAATTGTCACGGCTAATTGTAAGATTGATGTGTGTTTCGACGGTAATGGTTACGAAGTTAACTTGTATAACAGTGGTAGAGATAATATGCTTCAATATTACTGTGAGAGTAAACAACAATTGCTTAATGGTATTGAACTCTCTTTATGGGGTTTATAAACAGCGATGAATAGTTGCGAGCGTAATCTTAGTGTGTTATTATTAGTAGGGGTATGGACATTAGCACTAGGGGGATGCGCTAATAGTGAACCGTCCATACCTGAACAAATAGAGTGTACATGGTCTGTTAAAGGTGTTAACTGTGTAGTGGTAGACTCTACTGAACTTAGACAACTTGAAAGGGAGTTAGAGCAAACTTATGAATAAGAAAATTGTAGTGGCTATGTGCTTGTCAGCTATTGCTGTAACTACATGCACTAAAGCATATGAATCGGATGGGATTATTATAACAGATCCAAATAATATGCTCGAAACTTGTAACGATGTAGTAACTTTCACAATGGCAGACAGACTCACAGTATCTAGCTTACTTGAGTTGCAAGATGTAGCTAGGGAAGAGTTTGAGCAAGATACTGCATATTACGAAGCGGTAAGCTATATGATAGAGTCAAAGAAAATATCTATCAAGTCTCACACATTGATGTATGAATGGTTAGAGTGTGACCTAGTGTACGAACTCTATCAGGATAAGGGGGTATATTATGAGAGCGAATATGAGTAGTGCAATGTGTTTAGTTCTCTTTTTAAAGAACTTAATGATCGCTTTGTTTCTAATATTTTGGTTTAACTTCTATACTGGAATGTTAGGTGATACGTTAAGAACAATGTTTGTAGTAATAGTGGCAATGATTCTATTTGGAATAACTTATTGTGAGTTAGCATTGACTAACTGGATAGTACGGACATATAAGGAAATGCAAAGGGGGTAGTTTTGCAATGCGGCAGAGGCGCAATTTAGGCTAGAAAATATTTTGCGCCAAGCTGTTGACAGTGACCATTTGTATGTGTACAATATACACATGTTCATTGACAATTGGAGATACTTTATGAAAGTTGATAAGTTTAAACTCGCTTTTCCGGAGTTAGACACAGATCCTGTATTAGCTGTAAGTTGGACAAACTACATGCAGCGTACCCGTAAAGGGGGTGTCCGTGTGTGGCGTGCTAGTACGTTTAGTGAATTGATGTACTTGTCAGAGTTTTATAATATGTGTGACAAGCGCATTAATAACAGCGTTAAAGGTGACAAGCGAGTGCTAGACGAATGGATGAACAAGATCCTTTCTGATATTCATCGCTGTTTACTTGGCAAGGATGTAGAACCATTCGAGCCAATCGATACTGAAATAGTTATTGATGGTCACAAGTTAGCAGCGTATAAAATTCGACCAATGAAAGAACCCCAATTTACTTTGAGTGGGGCTACATACCGGATTTGTGACGACGGTATTAAGCGCATAGGGGGTGAAGTGTGGGGGAGTATGCCTCCCTCAAACCTTGACCATGACAAGTTGTACGGGGGTAATTGCGCCAATCCCGACGGCACACTTAAAGAAGAGTTTGAAGACGTCATTGATAACACGGTGGAGGAAAGTTGGCAAACTCAAGACGCACGTGCTATCATTGACCAAAAGTACGAAGAGAGTTCAAAAGCTATGCAAGAAGCTAGCGATAATGATGTGCCTTTTAGCATGGTGGATGAGCCTAAGCCTAGCAGTGATAATACTGGTAGTGAAAATGTGATTAAGCTCTCAAAGACTGAACAAAAAGAGCTTGACAAGTTCGGGATAACGTTGGACAATATCCCTAGCAAGGCAGAAAAGCCTAGCGGATTTAGAAAGAAAACGTGGGCATCCATTCACAATAAACTGGCGGCTTAATATGAGTGTAGCAGACTACGAGAAACGTTTTATATTAATTGGCTGTATGGATGATAAACATAACATAGCTTATTTATACGCGATGCGTTGTTTAATCCGTGACTTCCCTAAAGGGAATTAAAAATATAAAAAAAGCTTGACCTTTTAATCTAGCTCTCTTATAATGAGTGAGCTATCTAATAGGAAAGTGAAAGAGGTACAATATGTTAACCCTTGATGATTTTAAATCAGATTATCAGCATCTCGTTGTAAGGGCTGCCAAATGGGAGGAGGTAGTGGAGCACATAGAAGAACATTACCCTCATATAAAAGAAGATTGTTTAAATTGGTTGCGTAGAAAATAATGCTTGACCTTTCAATATGTAGCTGATAGAATGGCTACATACTAAAAGGAAAGCAATTAAGGTGACGTGGAAAGCATCTTGATAGCTCGCCTTGAGTGAGCAAGAAAGTTAAAATAAACCTTGACTTTGTGATAGGTTCACGTATAATCGATAGGGAAGTGATTACCCTGACAAAGCGAGATAACGCTTAATAACGAAAACATGGTGTGAATCTATCCACACTTAAAAGAAAGATAGGCGACTTGGTGAATGTTAGATTTGTTGTCTTAACGTCACGCTTTACTATCACATTGTGATAATAGAGATTGAGCTAGGTCATGTGGTTTGTTCGCTGTCTTGGTTAGCCACGGCTACACATACAAGATATGGCAAGGTACTTGGTCAATGATGCAAGTGTATAGACTCTTATCCATACTGAAATTGAGTAGGGAAAGCTCGTAATATTATAGAGCATAGCTTTGATTAGTGCGTAATCCGCTTTGATTGATAGGCTATGGTTGGGTTAGTGAGTTAGTGCAAGTAACTCTTTGCTTAATAGGTATAATGCGCCGTGTGTCTTTACTACCGCGCCCTATTAGGATAACAGAAGCGGATAACACTAGATAAACGTGTGCGTCTGACAGAGATATAGGTTAACGTCGTGAGACAGAATCTCCCTATCAATGGACGTGGGTTTGCCGTGGGATTCCTTAGAGTACGCAGATTAGTAGTCTTGTGTGTGCCGCTATATAAATTAATTTTGTCTATAAGCAATGTGATAGGTCAAATAGACATTAACTTAAATGTTAATGTTAAACGTGTGACAAGTGCTTATTAGGTTATTGATACTTAATAAGATTTGACAATAATGTAGCTGATACGAATATGCTCTATCAGTGTTAAGCCTACACTATGACAAAACATAAGCGTGAAGTGATAGCTAAATCACCATGTAACGCTTAACTCCACTGAGTGGGGTAGGTTTTGCGATGCGCCGATAGTAGGATTATTGCGAGAAAATTTTCTGAGGTGTTAACGTGTAGTGTAAATGTTGTAGCCCCTCTACAGTGTAGCAAGCTGTAGCAAGTAGCAACTAAATCCCAAACGTGCTAGAACTGAGGGCAGCACGAAAGAACTCAAATGCTCGACTAGTGGGCTGTGTCCAAAGCAGTTACCGCGAACTAGTGGCGTAACTTCCACCACTTGGCAAAAGAAAGGTAGTCCCATTCGTGTAACTATGAGCGAATCAAAAGAAGTCAGGTAACAGTAGATAAGTGGATGTATTACATCCGACGACACGACCGAAACTAACGCCCCAAGTCGTTAGGTCAATAGTTCAGTGTGGGGAGTGGCTGAACAACCGCAATAAACACACAACTTCCTATAGGAGATATGCTTATGAAAGGACACACTCGATTGGTTCTGGTAGTGAGGATATGCCTATAGGTTATTCTTGCTCACTCAAAACTAAAGCGTGAGTGTGGTACGCATCAAACCATGCAACTTTCCAAATCTTTCCACCTCTTACGAGGATAATATTCAATGCAATTTATAGTAGGTACATATTATGGCTAAATTTACTAAGTCTGCGATAGCGCAGCAAATCAGCAAGTTCCACAAAGCAGCAGCGATTACTGACACTGAGTTCTCAACTGTCTGTAAAAATCTATTAACGTATGTTTATGACGATTGGGCAGAGACCAACCGCTGTAATGATGTGTCTTCAATCAATTCCTTTATCGCTGGTCTAAAACCTGCGTATAAGAAAGTCGCTATGCAATTCTTCCCTAAGTTTGTGGGATGGGATTGGGACTCTACTGAAGAAGCGTTCGGTAAAAAGCACGCTAAGAAAAAGAACCATGACAGTAAAAAGGCTAAGGCTAAAGAGTTCTATGACTCTGATAAGTCGGTCTGGGATTGGTTCGAAGAAAATGGTAAAAAGCCAGAAAAGAAACCTACTGACTACAAGAAAACTGTAGGTAATGCACTGGATAAGGCATTCAACGCCAAAGATGAAGAAGGTGAACCCCTCTTCGAAATGAAAGACTTGGTCAATGTATTGCGAGCACGAGATACTGACATGCGTCAGTTGATGACCTTGTGTGAGCTTGCAGCACAGTTTGATGAAGCATAAGCATCATGACATTACAATCTAATGTACTCCTCATGGTATGGTGGTACGAATTGGTATCATTGGAAAAATGTCCGGAAGTAAATAGTGCGTCCCTCGTATCGGGAGTGTAAAGTTATTAGCGCACTAGTGTAATAAGTAAAAGACTTAGATGAAAACTAAATAGGGTGCTGTATGGTAATACCAGCGGTAGAAACAATCCCTTGAAGTGATTCTGAGCAACACCTCAGTACGTTATAGGAAATGAGGTTAGTAAAAGCCACTTGGTATGTGGTTAAACTAAGCTATACTTCTTCACTTGGTGGTTTGATTGGGTAGCGCCATGATGGGTTGGTGTGAAGAAACGTGACCAGCGATAGCATGATGGGCTCTGCGATTGCAACTCGTAGCAGTTGATCAAACAATGTCCCTTCTATTACTAGCAAGTATCCGGCTACTCCGTGTCGGCGTAAAAGCGGAGCGGGTATGGACTATTCATCAATAGTCTCACTGCGAATATAACGAAGCTAGTTACTGTTACAATCGATGACAGTATAAATATGTGATAGACTTCTCAGCTCCCTGAACTCATATGCAGATGGTTAGTAAGGATAAGCTATGGAGCACAACAAATCCAAGGCAGTGTCTTTGTAAGGACTAGACACGAGTAATATAAGTCCCAGATAGATAACATGCATAGAAACTATCGAAGTGTACTCATGTAAATAACTATCCCTCACAGTATTGACAGGTGTGTGAAAAGCATCGGGAGTCTAACGCTATGATACAACATGATAGTGGCTAACAGTTGTTGAGTATTAAATCCATCTATAATACAGGTACATATTATGATAATACCCGCAATAGCGGGGTGGTTCAAACAGAAAAGAAAGTCTTTCGCTGAATGGCGATTTAAGTTAGGTATCCTAGTTGCTGCGTTAATCGTAGGAACTTATTACCATAGCAATGCAATTGTGACACACTTAATGCTTGACAAGAAAGACGAAACTAATGAACACCTCGAACTCCTCTTAGAGCGAGGAGATGAATCATTCGACATCTTTCTTAATCAACTACAACTTATGATTCCCGATAAGTGGAGAAAGCTACTTATCTGGGAGGCGGGGGTATCCCTAGCTAATGGGAGCGTCCCGTAAATACTAATTAAATTATAGAGGTACTGTTATGACTTCTGGTATAAAGAAACCATCTCTTCCATCACTTCCATCTAAGGTTAGCAACTGGCTACGCACTTTCTTATTCACATTTCTTGTGATGCTTGGTGCTCATGTCAGCGTGCTCTTACTTTCCTGCTGGGATTCCCTAAGCTGGTCGCCCCTCGTAACGGGATTCGACCTTGAAGCATGGGGGTCTATCGGTAGACGTGTTGCCTTAGTTCCTTACTTAGTGCTCCCAATCTTTTATGCATCCATCAAGGTTGCGGGGTATAGTCTGACCGACGTGGCTGCCAACCTAAAATTAAGAATTAAGGCAGCTGGTCAGGCTATCGAACAGGGTAAAAAGAAGTAAGTAAAGAATGTACCTGAGATAGTGAAGGGTGACGCCTCATGAGATCAAGGAGTAACAGAAGGATGTGTTCCCTGTGCCTTGTATTACATGATGGCTAACCCTGAGCTATTGATATGGATACCTCATAACGATTATCGGAGATACCTTTATGTTTACTGGTGTTTACAACTCGATGCTGGTTGGCGTTATGTATGACGCCTTATACAAGCTGGACGGCAGGGCTTGTGTGATTAAGAAAGCTGCCGAAGATATTAGACTTGGTTATTTGACTTGCCAATTTGAAGACGGAACAATTAAGAGACATCATTATGCGTTCTTCGAGTGTCTTCGTCTTAGTAAGCAAATGACTTTTCGACCTTGATAAGCCTATTGTATTATATACTTTAGCCACTATCATATTCGGCAGTATGAATCTACTGTGTTACCATGATGATGATTCCATGCTCACAACCCCGCCTTGGTTGGGTGTAGCGTAATGGTGACTGTCTTAACCATAGGTTCTTTCGAGAGCCTATCATTAAGATACAACAAGGAGAAAGTAATGAGACTTGAAGTAGCATTAGTCCTTAAAGACGATGATGGTAACACTGTTGATACTCGCAAAAGTCATGTTGACAATTGTGAGAATGCTCCTACAATCCAAACTATGAGTGCCATTAACCAATGGGTTAGTGAGAACTATTGCGGTATTGTGGTTGGTAATCTCAAAGGGAGTGGAGACAGTGGTAGTTAAACCTCATCTTGTAAGACGCAAAGGTTGGTGGGTAGTTGCTAACCCAATGGGGGATGACGCTAAGTATTTACGTACTTTCGTCATCAATCGTTGGTATATGGCATACTCATGGTGCAACCATCTAAACTTTGATTAGTCTTAACCAAAGGTATTCAATTGTGAGTACCTTTCATTAAGACAACAACCCAAGAAGGTATATTATGGGAAACAAAGTTAAACCCCGCATATACGTTGTAACATCTAAGTGTGGTAAATACGCTTGGGTTACAGCGTCCTCTCGTTTTGAGCTACGTACACTAGGAAAGAATGCTAAGGTGTTCTGTATGATGGCTCGCCGCATCCCTTTGCTGAACATCTTCCGTAACGTTGAATGGGAGATGCGTTGGCACAAGGTACACAAGGGCAGTAAGAACTCATATAAAAGTATGATGTCTGCTCAACTCACCCGACAAGGTTTTACTGTAATCCAATAGGAAATTATATTATGAAACAAAGACTGCTAATTATTGTAAGTGATACTCATGCTCATATACTTCCAGAAGGTGCATGCAATCTTCCAATTAAGTCAGCTAAGAAAGATGCTCGCGCTTCTATCAACTGTCTCCCATATTTGGGGTGTTTCAAAAGAGAAGGGGCTGTTTGGGATGTTGAAGAACATTTCGTAGACCCTGAAAATATTGGTGTAAACTATAATAACGCTCACTCGTTCAACTTCTGCAAACGCTGGAAGATTGATAAGCTGCGTCAACAAGGATACACTGTAGTATGATTACTCACGATCTACAAGTCTTCATCAATGCATTAGGTATTTTTGTAGACATCGCCTTATTGATTCTGATCTGTGTATTAGGTTTCACTAAGGTGGATAAAAAGTAAAGACCTCTTAAATCATAGGCGTTAGTTATAGCGTCTATCTTTAAGGTGTCTGCATGCACCTTTACCCTATCAATTAAACAACACAGGTACATGACAATGAAAAAAGTAAAAGGCATAATAGGCAGCTTTTATGTCTTCCTATTAGCTATAGTAGCAGTGCTGGCTGTTGCTGAAACAAGCGAAGTCCACGACATAAAAGATGTGGCATCTCCAGTAGAAATCGAAATGTGTGACGTTTCAAGAGACATGTTCAATAGCGATGAGCTTGCGACTATAGCCCTTGGCGATACGCAAAAGAAAGCAATCAATGACTACCTCTGTAAACCTATAGAGGAAGTTATTAAAGACAAGCCAGACATCATCATCGAACCTAACCGAGTTTACTCTGGTGAGGCAGCTATCTCTATAGTTGAACAGATGGAAGGTGATCTTACCCCTGAAATGATTCGAGTTGTGCTCGATGAAGGATATGTAATGGGTGAGTATCATGATGTTGGTGAGATTTACGCCTCTGGTGTAGGTCAAACAGGTAAGTTCAAAGGTATGTCGTTTAAGGAATCGTTCGCTATTCACGAAGAACGTGCCCGAACTATGTTCCCTTTGTTACACCTATACAGCGAAGAGTTGAGAGCTAATCTTATCTCCTCTACATACCGTGGCAGCATGTCGGGCAGCCCTAAAACCCGAATGCTTATTAACCAAGGTCGCTTTGACGAAGCGTCACGTGAGTTCTTAAACAATCGTGAATACCGTGAAGCCAAGCGAGCTGGAAGTGGTGTAGCCAAGCGTATGGAACGTGTAGCGAATGCTATAGCGAACGAGCCTGTAACCCGTGGTCATATTCAAAAGGAGTAGGTTATGGAATCTATCTCTCATGATATGCTAATTCTGTTTATGATAATATTCGGGGCTAGTACTTGGGTATTATCATGGGCAATTAAGCGTTTACGTTCAAAGTTGTATAAGGTAGAATGTGAAGTAAGTAAAATGGATCGCAAGTTAATGCGTGAAGAAAAACTAACTAAACAATTGACTGAGACTTTACGTGAACACAACGTTAAGTTCGATGAAGTGGATGTTATTCTCAATGAGATGCGTGGTATCCATGACTCGTCGTAAGGAGTAGTTATGAAAGAGTGGACTCTCTATATCTTACGTACTACTGCTGAATTCTTCTGGTTTGTATTAGTCCTGATTGCCAAGGCTCTTAAATGGGTAGGCATGAAGCTATGGGCTGGTGTTAAGAACATCACGAAGAAAAAGAAACCTAATTTCTCCACTGCTGATGAATCATCCAAATTACAGATGGACGCGTTTAAGAAACGTCCTGAGTACGTAAAGAGGCTGACTAAGGTAGAGGCTGATATGGGTAAACATTCAGCTGCGTTCAAAGTTCTTTACGAAGAACAACAACGATTGTTACAGATGATTAACCTTGCTGACGGTGGATTAGGTAAGCCTATGACAACCAACCGTGGTAATGGTAATAATAACAACGGTAACAATAACAACAACAATAAGCAGAAAGGTAATAACAACAATGGCGGCAATAAGCAGCCTGCGATTACTTCCTTTACCCCGACGCTTACAAGTTAACATCACAGCAGAATGGGTAAGGCTGAGTTTGTCGATGCCCGATTATGCCCATTTTTGCTGCAAAATTTTTCGCAGGTTTCCTCAGTCCTAAAATCTGAGAGTACTAGCACCCCGTAAATTAGGATTTTCAAAATGAAAACAAAACTTCCGACGTCTAAACGTCAACTTAAAAAGCTCCATAAGAAATTGGAGAGCGGTGAATTAGCGGTAGTGCTTCAACGTCACACCGCTGCGAACAACCTAAAAGCTATCGCTAAGGTTAACAAACTGATTGCTCACGCTGAAGAGTATGACCGTGTGTTAGCTACAGAAGCACAACACAAAGAAGCATTAGATGCATCGCGTCCGATGCGTACAGCGAAGAAAGCCGTAGCCTTAACCAAGGCGGCTGGTATTCCTAAAGATAAGTATCTTGAAGCAAAAACTAAAGCGAAAGCTAAGTAGTAAAACCTCAGTGCCGCCACACTAGGTAACAATTAAATTAATACCTCGCAAAAAGGAATAGTAAAATGGCAATGAAAGTAAAAGTAGGCGACGTTGTTCGTCTCAATGAGGCTCAATGGTCTTACCAAGGTAAACACACAGCAGGTCACGTTGGAGTGGTAACTGCTATCCATGAGATGCTTGATCCAATGGGTGGTCATCAGTGGGTTAACCTAGATGATGAAGAAGGAGCTCCGTTCTGGAATCCTGTTACTAACATGACAATGTTGGCTGATCGTGGTATGTTGCTTGAAGAAATCATCTCTTCTTCTTCTTCAAGTAACGGTGATATCCTTGTAGCGACTCGTGAAAACGATGAAGAAGATAATCGTCTAGAAGTAGGCGGTCTATATACACTAATGCTAGAAGGTTGCGGTTGCTTCGGTCATGCTGAGTGTATGGACGGTGAAGAATTCTTCAGTTGGGGCGGTGATTATTGGTTCGTGAATCTATCAGCTATGAAGCGTGAATACGATCGCTCTGAATCATCTGCTGAAGTAGTTCCGTTCCCTGTCTTCCTAGATGAAGCTGTAGCAACAGCTCCTAAATATCCTGAGTTTGAGGATATGGATGATGTGGCGAAAGGTGCTATCCTGTTAGCCGCTCATGAAGGTAAGACTGTCCAGTTCCTATCTAAGATGGGTGGGGGTTGGGTTGATGACATGTCATTTGATCCTTCTGAGAACTTTGCATACCGTGTGAAACCTCAAGAACTAATTGATGCGGAAGAAGCGCTGAATGCAGCCGCGTCTAATGTAGTCTCACTACGTGAAGCTGCCGATGCTGCTCATGCTGCTCTAGAAGCAGGTGAACTAAGCTATAAAGAAGCTCGTGAAGTTATTGAGACTTTACAAGCTGCGTAATATGAGGGCGCAAGCCCTCTTTCCCTCCCGTAACATGGAGAATAAATTATGTCACACGAAATGACCGCTGATAGTGCATATGTTACTGTCAATGAGTGGGTCTACCGCTTAATGAATGAATTCCATGAGCTACGAGTGGGATTTACAGACGTTATGAAGATGAAACTTACTGAATTCTTCACAACTACCGATGCGTTTGTATCTACATACCATTCAGAGCTCCTGTACACCTCTCTGAGCATCTTCATGATGCTTATCTTTGCTACCCTACTAAATCGTGCTCTAATGGCTGAGAAAGCCTTAGAGAAGCGCTCGCAACACGCTAATTTTCTTGAAGAAATGCTAGGCGATGAGCGTGATGAGAAAGATTTGTTCCAAAATTGGCTTAAAGAATCAGAGTCTGAAATCGAAGAGTTGAAACTGCAACTTGCGGATACTCGTATTGGTTTCGACATCATGCGTGATGAATTCCAAGAGAAATTGGATGATGTTAGAACGCAACGTGATGAGATTCAGACTGAGTTTGATAGCATGGAACGTGATCGTGATTACTGGGAAAGTGAAGCTAACTCTTGGAGAAGTTACGCTCATAGCTATGAAGCTGAGCGTGATGAAGCCCAAGAAGAACTAGAAAATATTAAGCAGGCTACTCCGCAGCTTGCTTATGCAGCTTAAGGAGTCAACATGGCTTTTACTAATCAAGAATGGAGAGAACGAAGTGAAGTCGGACTCTCTATGTCATTTGCTGCTGAAGTAGAAGCAGCTATGCACCAACCAGTTATGCCCCTAGAAGCTCCTGTAAGCGATTCTAAGGGCACTTCGGCTAATCCAGTAGGCACGTTCGATGAAGTCATTCTAAAGGCTTCTGAGGGCGATACAATGCGTGCTATGGACGTAGTTAATGACGTCCTCTTCTCTCGTGGGAAAGACTACACTGTTACCATGGGATCACAGCCGTTTTCTAACGGAATGTTGACGCTCGTAGACGAGGTTGGACTAGAAGTCCCTCGCACCGAAGTGTTATTCATCCGTAAAGAACTTCCAGACACGTTCATGCTTATCCCAAAGGTTGATGAGCGTGTTGAAATGCTAGATAATCTTCGAACTAAGCGTGACGAAATGACCGCCGATGCTCAGTCGATTATCGAAGACCTTGCTAAGCTAGATGAGTTTGACGCAGATGATTACACCCCATTCGGGCTAATGTCCGATGCTGAAAAAGGTGCTCTGCTACTAGCTGATAGTGAAGGTAAAGAAATCCAAGGGTTTCTCTTCGGCAGGGCTGACCTGTCTGGTTGGTCTGCTACTGACCGTGAACGCCCTACATGGAATCCCCGTGCGTACTATCGAGTTAAACCTCTGTCGTACGAGTTACTAAACAGCATTCTATCTGATGTTGAATCAGACATCGCTGATATTAATTCTGACATTCGAGCTCTTGAAGTAGAGCTTGGAGATTGGTGGGAATAATGCAAAAGAATCAAGAACTACAGATTGTTCCTCACGAGTTGGGGAACAACGTTGCTGTTCTAATGTCTCACATGAAAGAGGGTTGGGATTTAGTTGACAACCAGTACTTCACGTGGGATAGTAATGCAAGTGACCTTACCTCAGCACTAGTTGAGGCGGGTTATGGTATTCAGAAACTTAGTGGTAAGTGGGTAGTAACTAAAGGTGAGAACCTTTACGCTCATATGTATCCACAAGGTAACTATTCAGTAGGTGCAGTAGGTACTCCCGATGCGCTGGCTGAGCTGACTGCCTTTGTAAACAGCAACCCTCAACCAATTATCCCTCCACCAGAGGGAACATATCGTATCCAATTCCGTCACATGTTCATCAACAAGTTTGATGACCTTGACAGTCAACAGTACACGTTCGACAACCATAGTGAGCACTTAGCTAACTTGCAAGGTGAACTGTACCCTAAAGTTGATACGAATAAACTGATGGACGTATTCGTACGTTCAGAAGAGACTGTGCTTATCCTTACTGGTGAACCCGGTACAGGTAAAACCTGTTTCACTAAGATGCTATGTAAAGCCATGGCTGAGATTGATAAGCAACACAAGTCAATCTTCTACGTGAAAGACCCTGAACTATTGAAGCGTGATGATTTCTGGATTACGCTACAGAGTTACGAGCCTGACCTACTGATTCTAGATGACCTAGATGATGAATTGAAGCCTCGTACTAAGGGTAAGAACGTTATCATGAACCACATGCTATCGTTCAGTGATGGTATCTTCCCTAAGAAGACTAAAATTATCATCACAACTAACCAACCTAACTCAGCGATTGACAAAGCTATTACCCGTCCGGGTCGATGCTTTGACATCCTAGCCTTGCCTCGTCTGACAGCAGATGAAGCACTAGACATCTGGTTAGATACTTTTGAGCGTACTACTGAGCAGTTTGTAAGCAGCTTTGGTACGCTAGGTTCAGACGATACTATCAGCCAAGCTGCTCTCGTATCGGAACATAAACGTCTGTTTATCTCAGACCGACCTAAGTATCTGACAGACCCTGCAATCTCAATCAGGACGGTGGTTGAAGCAGGTGGTGTGGCTAACGTAACAGATGCATAAACGCAAATACAGAGATTTTTGTAAGAAAATTTTTGTCACTTTTCACACGTTATGACGGTATATAAATATACTTAAGTATTACAAGGAAGTAATATTTACTATCACATTGCTAATTAATAAATAATCTAAAGGAATAGAAATGGGCGGATTATGTTTGGATAAACTCCCCCACTCCTGCGGTACAAGGAAAGGTCTTCAAGTCTACGGGCAAGAGGATGGTAGTGTAAATGGATATTGTCATGCGTGTCACACTTGGGTAAAGCATCCATACGGTGAACCAACCACAATTGAAACAATGCCTAAGCAACGCATTACCAAAAGCCGTGAGGAGATTCTTGCAGAGATTAATGAAGTCAGCGACTATCCTGTACTCGACTTGATAGATAGGAGACTGCGAGCAGCAGACCTTGATGAGTTTGGTATTAAAGTTGGCGTTGATGAATCTGATGGTGTTACGCCTAGATTAATATACTTCCCGTATGAGACCGACGGTCAAATACAAGCGTATAAAACTAAACTAATTGAACCTAAGAGATTCTGGTCATTAGGAGATCAAAGTGATGTAGATTTGTTTGGTTGGTCTAGAGCAATATCGTTAGGTGCTAAACGACTCATTGTTACAGAAGGTGAGTTCGATGCTCCGGCGTTAACAAAAATCTTAAAGATGCATTGTAAGCCAGAATACCTAGACAATCTCCCTGCTGTTTGTTCACTCCCTCATGGTGCAGCATCAGCTGGTAAAGACTTGTCTAGACTAGCCCCTAAGATACGCAAACACTTTAAAGAAATTAGTTTCTGTTTCGATAATGACGAGGCTGGTGAACTTGCGATCACCGAAGCCTGTAAAGTTTTCCCAGAAGCAACTGTTATCACTCTCCCCGAAAAAGATGCTAACGATTGCGTCCGTACTGGTAAAACGAAGGCAGCTTATAACGCTGCTATCTTTAAGGCTGAGAAGCCCAAGAACACTCGATTGGTAACTCTCGATAGCATTTGGGAGGATGCCAAAGAAGAACCCGAACACGGTGTATCCACACCATGGGAAGGGCTTACTAAAATAACACGAGGCATACGTACTGGTGAGACTTGGTATGTAGGTGCTGGTGTTAAAATGGGTAAGTCAGAACTTGTTAATTCACTCGCGTCTCATTTAGTAATTGAGCACGACTGGAAAGTTCTCTTAGCCAAGCCAGAAGAATCAAACAAGAAAACTGTTAAACTCTTAGCAGGTAAAGCAGCATCAGCTAAGTTTCATGACCCTGATGTAGTGTTTGATGAATCGAAATATGAAGAAGCTGGCAAGAAATTATTAGGTGATAAGGTATACATGCTCAACCTCTACCAACATGTAGGTTGGGAAACCCTGAAGCAGGACATTATTGCAGCAGCAGGTCTTGGAGTTAAGGCTGTATTCATAGACCCTATCACTAACCTCACCAATGGAATGAGTAGTGCTGAAGCAAACACGACACTTCAGGCTATCTCTCAGGAGCTCGCCGCTCTAGCACTTGACCTAGACATTGTTGTATTCATCTTTTGTCACTTGAGGAATCCCGACAGTGGCGCAGAGCACAACCGTGGAGGCAGTGTACTTAGTTCACAATTCTCAGGAAGCCGAGCAATGGCTCGTAGTTGTCACTACATGATTGGATTGGAAGGCAACAAAGACCCAGAGCTTCCAGAAGATGAGCGAAACATGCGTCGTCTAGTTGTACTAGAAGACAGGGAATTTGGTGAGACTGGCATTGTCAATCTCTGGTGGAATAAAGCTACCACACAATTTGGAGAGATGAAATAATGAAATTAGCAGAAGCCTTGCTGCGACGCAAGGAACTACAGGACAAAATCTCACAGATTGATTTCGTTAAGCGAATGGATATCTATGAGATTAAAACTACACGTCGTAAAGCTCATGAAGGTATTGATGATATTCAAGCAACAATCCCTAAGCTTGACCTTAGTCAGGTGACACGTGAGTACGACCATTACGCTAAACAGTTGCGTCTTATTGATGCATCTATCCAGCGTCTGAACTGGACAACAGATATTGATGTTCAAGATTCAGTATGGGCTGACTACGGTGACGTAGCAGCCTAATAGCGAGTGCAGTACCCTTCTAAGGTAAACCTCACCGTTGGCGATATGGAAAACGGCTCGCCACCTTAGTACTACTAGCACAATCGCGCCTTGTCAGAGAGACAGTAGGTCTGCGTGAGGGTTTGTGCCGTACCCTGAACGGTTAAGTAGTTGCGCAGCTATTGTCACTCCTGCCTTGAGGGTTAGATAGGCACTACATATGGAATGTATCGAACTTTTAATTCGAAGCTAGGCTTGTCGGTAACAAGTAACCGTCGTAACTCCGAATGCCCAAACATCCGAAGTGATTACATCCCACTAGCTAACATCCGATTGTAGAACATCCGACTATTCTATAGTCCGATTGACCAGCGTAGATGCTGTCTCTCTACCTATTGTAAGGAAAATGAAATGGATTTCAAATCTAAGCTAGACGCTTCCTATCGTGAGAACCGTAAGAAGTGGGTTAAGTCTATGTCAGGTGGTAATGTCTCACCTGAAATGGCAGAAGACATCATCCAACAAGCATGTGTCAATGCGTTAGAAATGCAGAACTCTTATGATAGTACGCAACCATTTGATGACTGGTTCTATGGAATCCTATCGAATGCACGCATTGATATTATTAACGCTGAGAAGCGTCAAGGCATGGTTGGGAAATCCTCATGAGCCATCTAGGATTAGTTCTAGATAGTTGGGAACGTGATGTGTTATCTAAGAGATTCGCTACGGTAACGTACGATGATAGTAAACATATCAGTCCCATACTAGCTGATGAGGTTCTCTTGTTGAAAGACGCAAGAGAATACATGTCTTCACTACCTGAGCGTACTGCTCGAATATGTGACATGTACTACACTGTAGGTCATACACACGAACAGATTGCTGAGATTGAAAGCATGACTCCAGCAGCAGTACGAAAGACTCTGAGTCGAGTAGGTAAAAAACTAAGAGAAAGATATGGCACGTAAATGCATAGCGGATTTTGAGGCTAATGGTCTCTTGAATGAAGCAACGACTGTATGGTGTGGTGTCTTCAAAGACATACAAACTAAAGAAGTGTTCACGTTCCACCACGGTCAACCGAATTGGGAACAAGAGTGCATGAATTTCATGGACGAGTGTGAAGTTCTCATTATCCATAATGGAATAGGATATGACTTCCCACTCTTACGCAAGCTATGGAGCTATGAGTACACTGGTAAGAAGGTGGATACTCTAATCATCTCTCGGATGCACCAACCAGAAAGACCACGACCTTATGGTATGAAAGGGAAGTCTGGTCCTCATAGCGTAGAAGCATGGGGTTATAGGTTAGGACGTGGAAAACCTGAACACGAGGATTGGACTCAGTTTTCACCAGAGATGTTACATCGCTGTGTGGAAGATACTGAAATTCAATACCTCATTATGTTAGCATTACATGAGGAAGGCAAGGACAATAATTGGTCTGATGCATATAACCTCACCTTTAAACTGTTTGAAATACTGCAACTCCAAGAAGAGTATGGATGGCTCGCGGATGAACCGTATATGCGCCGCTGTGTAAGACAGCTTACCACTTGGATGGATAGAATTGATAGGGCAGTTGAACCTTATCTCCCCATGATAGTGGAGGTAGGTGAGAGTAAAGATAAAGGTGAGTATGGATACATCAAGAAACCTTTCCTCAAGTCAGGGAAGTACAACGTTCATGTGCAACGTTGGCTCGATAGTGCTTATCCCGACAGTGGCGATGATGGGAGCGTTCCTGTTTCCCGCATTGTTGGTGGGTGCTTCTCTCGTGTATCTTTTAGGCGCACTGACCTCAATAGCAGAAACGAAGCTGTTGATTTCCTCTTAGCAGAGGGTTGGGAACCTAAAGAATGGAACATCTCTAATACCACAGGAGAGCGTACCTCTCCAAAGCTTAACCAAGCAGACCCTTTCAAGGGGGTTAACGGTAAGGTAGGCAAGCTAGTAGCTAAGCGTATTCAAGTGAGGCATAGGCGCAGTAACATTGAAGGCTGGTTACGTGACATCCGAGAGGATGGGCGCATTGGTAGTAGAGTGACAGGGTATGCTAACACATGGAGAATGAAACATGCAGGTATTGCAAATGTCCCCGGTGGAGGTAAGCGGGGAGACCGTGCGTTTTACGGAAATCAAATGCGGAAGTGCTTCACTTCTAAAGATGGATTCGTACTCGTATCGGCGGACGCAGCATCATGTCAAGACCGAATGCTTGCCCAGAGAGCTGGGGTACAAGAGTTCACTGACATGCTTCTTCACGGGAACAAAGATATCGGGACGGATGGTCACAGTCTGGCAATGAAAGCTGTGAACAAGGTACTTGAATCATTGGGTCTTCCTCTTATTGGACGTAAGAAAGGGAAGAACTTCAACTTCGCTTGGAAGTTCGGAGCCTCTGACAATAAATTAGGCAACATGGTAGAGCGCGGGAAAACGGAAGGCGACCTTATTCGCCAGAGCTTAGCAGAAACATTCCCAGCACAGGCTGCACTAGTAGAAAGGTTAGAGAAAGAATGGCGTTCTAACGCTAAGAAACGAATGAACAAGTGGGGGAGGATGGAGTATTATAATGGTTGGGTTACTGGTCTTGATGGTCGTCCTATCTTTGTTGAGTCAGAACATGCTATCTTGGTATATGTACTTCAGTCTGATGAAGCCATATACATGGGGGCAACCTACTGCCTAGCGTATAAGAAACTCTCTCAACGCTTTAAGTGGGGTGAAGACTACGGCATCGTATGTTTCTACCATGACGAACTCACGATAGAGATTCGTGAGGAGTATGCAGAAGAAGCTGCACAAATAATTGAGGATGCTTTCTCAGAAGTATCCGACTACTTCCAGATGATGCACTGTCCACAGGCAGGTCAAGCAGAAATCGGGAAGAACTGGCTTGAGGTCCACTGATGCACAGAGAACAAACAGGGAATATCTCTGAGTTAAAAGCTCAGGTATACTACGCAGAGTTAGGGTATGATGTGTTTATCCCTATCTCGTGTCACTCACGTGCAGACTTTATTGCGGTTGATAGGGATACCAATGCCCTGTTGAGAGTGCAAGTAAAGACTGTGCAAACTAATGGTGAATATTTACAATCTCGTATCACTGTTAGAGACAAGCCTTATACTAAAGAGGACATTGACCTGTTCATCTTTGTATACGCGGATAAAATGTGGGAGGTTCCTGTTGATTGTGTAGAAGGATTAACCTCTGTAAACTTCGGACGTGTCGATGAACAGGCTCTTAACAATAGAACTAAACGATTCGATCCGTCAGAGTACCAAGTAAAATAGTACTAATAAGAAAAAGGAATTTCTTAATGGGCATAAACGCAAATAACGTACCACGCACTGGTGGTGACTTTAAACCCGCTGAACCTATGGAGGCGGGGAACTACCCGTGCCGTATCGTTCAAGTCATTGACTTAGGTCTACAACCACAGCGTGCATGGCAAGGCGAAGAGAAGCCACCAGCACACTCTATAATGGTGACTTATGAGTTCACTGACGAGTTTATGAAAGATGAAGATGGACAAGAACTTCTAGACAAGCCTCGTTGGTTGTCAGAAGAGTTTCCACTTCGCAGTCTCGACAGCGACCTAGCAAAATCTACTAAGCGATACAAAGCACTAGACCCTAAAGGTGACTTAGAGGGTGACTGGTCTAAGCTAGTAGACATGCCTTGCATGGTTACTGTTACAGAGTCAGAAGGTAAAGGTAAAAATGAAGGACGCGTGTTCAATAATGTTGGCGGTGTTAGCGCTATGCGTTCTCGTGACGCTGACCGTTGCGCACCACTGGTCAATGATCCAAAGATTCTTGACCTAGACAATCCAGACCTAACTATCTTTAAGTCTCTACCAGAGTGGCTACAAGATAAGATTAAGTCTAACCTAGAATACAAGGGCTCTGCCTTGGAGCGTCTAATGACAGGCGCACCCATACAAGACGAACCGTCTGATGAGCCTAAAGACAAAGACATACCGTGGTAATAAGTTAAGGAAAACTCTCTATGAAAGACATCTTAGCAACCATCCTATCAGGAGCTATCATTCTAGCAATTCCTGTTGGGGCTATCGGTGGGCTGATGTGGGGCATGCCTCAGTACAAAGTCTACAAGTACGAGATGACAGGTAAAGCTATCTTAGCTAAGTCTGAGAATGAACGACAAGTCCTAGTACAGAAGGCTCAAGCAGAACTAGACGCTGCTTCTAAACAAGCTGAAGCTATCTCTATTGTAGGTGCTGCTTATGCAGAATTCCCAGAGTATCGTGAAGCTATGTACTATGAAGCAATGGGGGAAGCTGTCCAGAATGGTGCAGTGAAACTTATCTATGTCCCTATCTCTGATAGTGGTCTACCAATTACAGAAGCAGGACGCCTAAAGTAATGGAAAATAAAATCACAAAAGGATCAGCAGTTCGTTTGCTAGAGGGTTTCGAACATCTTCCAGCAGGTACAGTTGGTCTAGTGAACACAGTAGTTCACGCAGACAAAACCTATGTATGGTTTATGCCATCCACAGAGTTTGAAATTTACATTATGAACATTGACCGTTTTGAATTAATTCCAGAAGAGGAAGCTATGGAGATGGGTTTTGAAGAACTCATCCCTGAGATTCCAGAGGAGTTTTCAGACGTACTAACGCAGGACAAGGAAGATGTCCAAGCGTTCACTAACATGCATGAAAAGGAATAGCATAATGACTAACGCAACAATCCTTACAACTGAACGCCCTACTGAGGGTCAGTTCGTAGCAGTATATAAATTTGCAGATGACGTATGGTCTCGTACCTTCCGTCACACTGTAGATGGTGTTGAAGCATACGAGCTTCATAAAATCAACGAGTGGTCTCCTATTGGTATGCCAGTAGAAGAGATGCTTGAAAATGTAGAAGTTCTAGGCTACCTTGGCGTAGCTTAGTATGAAAGCCCTCATAGATGCCGATGTTCTAAGGATGGAAATCGGAAGCGTTGGTCAAATGACTAACGATGAGGGTGAGATAGAGATGCGTTCTTGGGACTTCGTACAGGAGCTCTTAGACGCGAAGATAAGAGAGATATGTGAGCTGTGCTGGGCTGACGAGTACCAGCTGTTCCTCACCTCCTGTCCGAGAACGCATACTATCTTACATCGTAAAGGTAATGTAGAGTTTAAAGCTAACTTTCGTGAGGCAGTAGCAGTAACGAAACCTTACAAAGGAACACGTAAGGGGGAGAAGCCTAAACACTACAACAACATCACTGCGTATATGATTAACTGTCATCCATGCGTAGTAGCAGAAGGATGTGAAGCTGATGATCTACTTGCAATATACCAAACTAATGCTCTCCGAAGCGGAGAAGAGACTATTATCTGCACCCGTGACAAAGACCTCCGAATGGTGGAGGGAAATCACTTTGGATGGTTGTGTGGAAAACAGGATCAGTATGGACCTAGAGTCGTACAGCCTAGAGAAGGTTTTAAGTGGTTCTGCACACAGCTTCTTACTGGCGACACCGTTGACAACATCCCCGGTTTACCACGCGTAGGACCTGTTAAGGCAGCTGAAATATTAGAAGGGAAGGAAACTATCCCTGATATGTTAAAAGCCGTTAGAGAGGCTTACAAGGCTAAATACGAGGGCTCTTGGGCTGACCATATGGTAGAACAAGGGAAGTTGTTATGGATGTGTAGAGAATTAGAGGGCGGTGAGCCTGTACAATTCACACTACCGGAGTGGTTATTAAATGAGTAGTGAATTTAAAATCTGTTTTACCTTAGCAGTGTTTATTGCTATTCTTGCATTTGGAATGTAGTATGTTTAAAGACAAAGTAATTCGTGGTTATAGTGAACGCGAAGTAGAACTGAATGTTAATAAATTCCTTAGTGAACGTTACGAGAACCATGGTGAAGAGTGGGAGGCAGGTTTGATTATCAACCGCCCGGCACGTCTCCTTAACTATAAACCTTGGGTTTGCGTATTGAAACGTATGGATGACGATGAGTAAAAAGTTTATTGGGCTTATTAAATCTATTACGCCTAATACCAAAAGGTTCACTGGGCGTTATGCTGATAGAGAAGCCTCTGACTTCATCAGTTATAGAAAAAGAGAAGGGGAGTGGTGGGAGTTCGTTGAGAACAGCCACGACCGTGCCGTCATTATGAGAAGAAGGAACTTGGAATAATGGACGTAGTAAAAATTCAAAAAGAAATTGCTAAAGAAGTGCTAGAAGAGTTAGAGGTAATTGATCCTTTCTGTATTCTAGCAGGTGGGGCTCCACGTGACTGGTTCTTTGGCAAACCAGCATCTGACTTAGACTTCTATGTGTATGATGCTAACTTCCTATCTCAAGGTGTTTGGACAGAACGCCTAAGTAAAACTCTACTTGATGTCAAACCTTTAGGTATGATTGAAGGTAAAGACAACGATGAGATTGACCATGAATACACAGCCCTTAAAGAATTGCGTTATGTCTTTGAAGGCGAGTACATGGGCATGACTGTCCAAGTTATGGTTATGAGCAGACCTACATTCGAATGTGTTGTAGACCACTTCTGTATGGACAATAGCAAGGTGTGGTGGAAAGGTGAATATATCATCCCAACGTTTGAATTCCTGCTTGCACACGCCACTCGTACACTTCGTGTGTCCGAAGACCATGCGCCCAAGATGCGCTACATTGATAAGATGGTGAAGAAATTCCCAGACTATCGCCTAGTATTGGGCACACAGGCATACGCCTACCGTGTAGACCGTTTCTTAGAAGGTGCAGAAGTAGTTCAGCCTAGAAACCTAGTGGGGAAATGGTTAGACCTCACTGACAAAGTTGACCGTCCTAATGTATCTCTACCATTCTGGTTTGGAGATTAATATGAAGGAACAAGACAACTGTTGTGGGACTACCTGCGACAAACAGGAAGTAAGTGATTACATATCTGAACTTGAAGGTAAATCAGTTGATGCTATGTTTGAACACTTCTCTGATATGATAGAGAAAACACGTTGTAAAGTGCTGTCTATTGAATCCATTAAGAAATGGAGAGATAGTGATGGCGAGACCTAGTGGACCTAAGACCCGCTGTTCGGGGCAGTGGACTGAGGCACGTTTTAATAGCTTTATTATCTCAGCGTTACGTGGAGCTTCACGCAAGTGGGCTCCTATGCAGCAAGCTCTCAAGAATGCTAGTACGCGTAGAGGTTGGTTTATGTGTGCTGAGTGTGGAGAGGAATGTCCTACCTCCACAGTTATTGATGGGAAGCGTTTTAAGAACAAGATTGCAGACCATATAGAGCCTATAGTAGACCCTGCTGTAGGTCATGAGGGGTGGGATGTATTTGTAGAACGTATGTTCGTAGAGTTAGGTGGGTGGCAAATCTTATGTAAGAAATGTCATGACCAGAAGACTGGCGAAGAACGTGCTATTGCTGTAGAACGTAGACGTAGGGAGAAACTTGATGGGTAAATTCACTTGCCACGGAGGTCCTCTACATCACAGAGACCTAGATACTGGAACACAGAGTACTCTGACTTTCTCTTTAAGAGGGGAGACGGGTTACTATACCAGAGATGAATGTGACGCTGACCGCCGACCTATCATGGGCAACTATGGCTACTTCTGGAAAACTGTTAAGGAGTCTTTTAATGGTACATCTAACTGATATCAAAGATCGTGCTAAAGCCTTATACTACAAGCATATGGAGTTGGACAGGGACTTGTACCACTTTATGTGGAAGCAATGCTCACAGGATTATCGTGAGGCTTGGATGCTCATTGCGGCTGCTGACTTAGGAGTGGACTATGGGAAAGACTAACTGTTCACAGAAAGTTAAAGCTCGTAAGAATACCAATTGGCTTATTCATAAGGTCAAGTTCGCTAAGCAAGCTTACTACGACAACATTAATAAACGCCAGAAAAAGGAACACTCTGATGACTCTTAAACTAGTCCTTGCAGGGGGTAGAGATTTTGTTGATTATGAACTCTTAAAAAGAACCGTTATTAAGAACTACCCTCGAAAAGGGTTAGAGATTGTTAGTGGGGCTGCAAGAGGTGCTGACAAGTTAGGTGAACGTTTTGCTGAAGAGTATGGTATCCCAGTGAAGCGATTCCCAGCTGACTGGGACGGGAAAGGCAAAGCTGCTGGTTACATCCGTAACGCGGAAATGGCTGAGTATGCTGACGCTCTGTTAGCGTTCTGGGACGGGGAGTCTAAAGGAACTAATCATATGATCAATCTTGCTAAGAAGAATGGCTTGCACGTAAGTGTAGTTAACTATAAAAAGGAAGAACATGGAAGTTCGTAAAGAAGAATTACAAGATCTTGCTTGGATGAGTGAGAGTGAGAACTTTGAAGTAGTACAAGATAAGTTCGAAGGCGAGTCTCGTTGGTCTTTAAACTACAGTCAAGTATTGAAACATAAAGAGTCCAGTAAGTTCTACAGAACTTCGTACTCGAAAGGTGCTACAGAGTGCCAAGATGAATCCCCGTATGAATATGAACCTGATGTTATTAAACTAACAGAAGTTGTTCCATTCAAACGTACTGTTACAGATTACAAGGGAGTTGCGTAATGCCTAAAGAATACAAAGGCTATGACCTGTTCACAGATGTACAGGATGACTTACTACAAGCATGGAATCGTGCTAACACTATTGTTAACATTAATGACAAGCTAGGTAGTGAAGACGCTGATGCTTACCATCAAAGCTATGACTCTGTAGCTCGTATGAAAGTAGAGATGCTTATGGCGATGGTTAAAGACTTAGGTCGTGATGCTGTTGTGAAACAGATTAATAAATGTGTTGAACTAGAGGTAGAATAATGATTGTAACTACATTAACACGCGATGAGAAGTATCTAGACGAGTATGACTATCGTGACTTCCTTACTGTATCCATAGATGGTAAGGTAATGATGAGCGTACATGATGGTGAACCAGAAGATAACTCACTAGGTCGTAACTTCTCAGAAGTACACAATGTTGTTAAGCTTATCCGTATGGCTCATGAAGCAGGTAAACGCAATGAAGAACTAACATTCGTTGATGACACTGCGGAGTATAAGGACTAGCTTATGGAGAGTCAATTCGACATCCAGTATGGTGGTGATCACTACAAAGACAGAGGTATTCAACCTCTTCAATATTCTCTAGCGAATAACTTACCGTTTTGTGAAGGGAATATTGTGAAGTATATCACACGTTATAAAGATAAGAATGGTAGTGAAGACTTGAAGAAAGTAGTACACTATGCACAGTTCTTATTGGAGCATCACTATGACATCCGCAGCTCTGTAGAGTATGCATAAAAAGAAAGGGCGTTCCCAATAGATTAAGTTCTAGAGGGTTCGCCCTTTTTGCGTTTGGGTTTTTACAAACCACTGTCAATGTAGAAGTCTAAGTCACGAAACAATCGTTCTTTCGATACACCTATTTGAGAGGCTCTTTTCGCAAACATATCGTTGAAAGGGGCTCTAGCTGTATATAAATCCATCCATTCAATAATAGATCCATTCATATCACCTGTCCATAACACCCTATCAACAAGTTCTTTCTTGACCTTATCATTCCAATTCATATTACTTATCTTCCAGTTTACTTACTCTGTAATCTATAACTTCTAAGTCTTTCTTAATTACAATAATCTCGACATTCTTGTCAGTTAACAACCCTTCTATGGTAGAAATCTGCTGAGCCTTAACACCTTGATTAGCTAAAACCTGCTCAAGATTAGCATCTTTCTTACCACCATTCCAGAGAAGACCTCCTACAACTACAACAGCAATCACCCAATTAGGTACATCTATCTTACTTAATTGAATATTACCCACCTTTTTTCTTTCCTTCTGCATCGGTTACATAGATAGCAAGTTTTACTTTCTCTCCATTACCTGATTCTAGCAGTACAAAGTTATCTCCGATGAATGACAACCCTGTACTAGAACTCTTTAGCTTTGTTATCTCAAGAGCATTTAAATCAACTTTCACTTTGATCTCTTGAAAATCTGAAGCTGTATTAGTTACTACGCGTTCAATCCTTGTAATGTTTGTGTTCGCCTGTGATATTGCGTGTGTTAAGTTATTAACTGCAATAGCAGCATACCAGACAGTACACATAATTGAGATGAAAGAAACAACCCCTGCCAGAAATATTCCTACTCTTTCATTGACAGACAACGGAGTCTCTCCTTCTAATGTCATAGCTTAACTTCTCCTAAATAGTCTACTAACCCCCGTAACAATCTCTGTAAGCCCTGAGAAGAAACCTCTGATAATTTCTAAAGGTCCCGGAGATAGCCACCCAACTAGCCAAGCTAGAGAGACAATAGTAGCCATCTGCCACACTTCCATTTGACTCACAATATTTTGTACAGAATTAGTTATGCTGGTGTTCACCTCACCAACATCTCCACTGACGCCTATATCAACAGGAACATCAATTGGAGACATTGTTGTGGCACAGCCAACAAGTAAACTACTGAACAGGAACGCTAAGAGCAGCTTTTGCTTGTTCACGTGTAAACTCCTGACCACCGATCATAACGACATCACTAGCTGGAGCGTCTGCAACTGGAGCACTAACTTGTGCCCACAGCGCTTCTGCTTCTTCTTGTGACTGACCAGCTTCAATAGAGGCTTGGATGAACTCCTCTTTAAACTGGTCTTGGCTTGCTTGCGTTGGTGCTGGTTGTTCTGGTTGCGCAGGTTCCTCTACAGGGCGCTCTGCTGCAATGTCAGCTTGAGAACGTGCATTGTTACCTAACCCCCATAACTCATTAGCAATAAACGCTGGGGTCTCTCCTGTAGCTGCTGAATATACTTCTAGCACAGGATTAACTTTAGTAAGCTGTCTGTTAAGGTTTTGAATCTGACGCTGAACCTGACGATTGTTTCTAAACTCAGGAAGCGCCGTGTATCGAAGACCCGTGTTATCGGCAACAATAGTAGCAAATGATTGTACAGGAACTACGTTAGGAGCTCCCGGACGAGTATCCCCACGAGGTGTGATTACCTCTGTTGGGAATGCAATGCTTCCATTGTTCTCAATATCACGAATAGCCTTCTGAGCTACATCTACAGCGTATGTATCACATGCGTTTTTAACAAGCTCTTTATCACCTGATGACATTTGGTCAAAGGCTTTAGGAACTGCCAATACGCTACATACTTCTAAGATGTTCTCATCTGTATAATCCATACCATTACGGTCTAGATGTTGTGCAATTTGAACCACTTGACCTGTAGCTTCGTCACGTGCCAAGGGTTCTTCTGAGCCAGCCATATTGCTAATAGTTTCACGAGTAAAACTCTTCTCTTCTCCATTCATATCACGAATGTCTGAAGGACCTTTCTTAGCAATAACTTCACTCACGTATAAAGACGTGCCTACTTGTGCTGCCGGGGTATGCCCAAACGCTTGAGACAAGGCAATAAGTTCTGCACCTTTAGGGTCGGAAGTGAATAGGGCTTTCTGCTTAGCTAGAGCAATATCACTCTGCTTAGTCAAATTGTCCAATTCAACTGTACCATCTACCATCTCTTTACCAAACTTCAACATGTCCTGAATACCAGAAAGTTGAGCTTTGATTGTAGGGTCATTAGCAAACTCACCATATTGTGCTAGTTCGTTTGACCAGTCGATAGAAAGCTTAGCCCACTTAGCTGCCAAAGATGCACGATCCCCCCCATTACGTAAAGTCTCTAGGTCTGTCTGCAATGTTGCATAAAGACTCTCAGTCTTCCACGTAGAAAGTTTCGCTGTACTTCCTTGAAGCTCTGTAAGCTTTTGAGACTTGTTCCAACTATCCACCTTAGCGTTATGTTCCATTATCTTGGACTCACGCTGGATAGATTGGTAGAGGTCAAGCTGTTTCGCGTTCTCGCTAGGTGGAGCTGCAGGGTCACCAAAACCAGCGCTCCATGCAGACTCTTGCAAGTCTTGCATTTCTTTCTGTTCAAAAGTGAGACCTGAAGGCTTAAGACCTGTAGCGTCTGTAAACATCTTAATACCATCCCCAGCTAGTGCAGGGTTCTGAGCAATAAACTCTGTGTATAATTGACGTTGTACATTTTCCAAATTGAAGTTAGGGTCTGTTTTACCAGCCTGTTGTGCATTAGCTAACTTGTTAGCAAAATCACCAAGCTTAGTATTTACCCGTTCTTCTGCTGCTGCTTTCTGCCCAGCAACTACAGCACGACCTACTGAAGGAGCGATGCCTTGTGCAAAGCTCCCTAGCGATTGAAGTGTTGTAGTTGTAGGAGGAGGAGCAGCTGGAACAGCACCTAAGTTAGCTTGCGTTTGTGACCTGTCTTGAAATTTTCTCAAGTCCGTCATTAATCTTCTCCATTAAAATCATACGTTCTGATGTTCTCAATTGTATCAATCAATTGTTGTCTCTTAACTGGATCATAGTTAGGGACTGAGCGCATCAACTTAGCTGCTTCTTCTGGTGGCAATTCACCAGCAAGTTTCAAGACAGCGTTATAGATAGAGCTGTCACCACGCTCTATAGCACGTTCCAGTCTATAACGTATTCTGTCCATAGCATAAGGGCTGTCAGCAAATGCCAGCATACCTTGTGACATCACTTTCACAGTGTAATCAATCTCTTTTGCTGTAATCCCTTCACGGTTAAGGCGAGTCGTGTACTCGTTATACCACTTGTCTACATCTTTACGTGCAGCTTCTTTAGTTTTGTATATCTTATTATTAAGAGCATACTCACGAGCTGCGTCCATAGTAGGGAATCCAAAAGCTAAAGCAATAGCCTCTGGTGTGGAGACACTTGGGTCTACCACTTCCCCACGAGAGCTATATAGTTTCCCGTGTTCCACTGCCATCTTAGCTCTATAGTAGTTTGAGTAGCCAGATGATAGGTGAGCCATGTCGTTAAAGACATGAGACATCGTTGTAGGGTCTCCTTTAAAATCTTCAGTAACATTGAAGAAACGAGCTGCTGTTTTAGCTAGGTTTGTTATACGTGGATTATTACCAAATATCAAACTACCTGCTGGAGAAGCTGATAATAAAGAACCTGTCTCTGTAGTGAATATTCCATGAATCACTTCCCAGATTCCGTAAGGGTCAGACGGAGACAAAGAACTGAAATCAATTTCAGAATCAAGCCCTGTCATACCTTCTATCATCTTGTTCCACATGTAGAACTCTAACCCCTGTACAATAGCGTTATGAACCTCTGGGTTCTTCTCATAGTCAGGGAGAATATCTCCAAAAATTGAGTACATAGCCCCTGCTGGTAAGCTATAAGCTAACGCATTATACAAACCAAGTCTAGCTCTCTCGTTACGAGACAGCCCACGGTTGGTCAGTTGAAGCAGTGCTTTATGAGGCACTTGGAAAAACTGAGCAAGAAGTCCAAAAGAGTTTTGGTTATAAGGCATATCCCCAGCACGGTTCATATTGAACGTGTAGTTACGAGCCTCAGCACCAACTTTATGTAAGTCTGTCTTAGTAAGAGCCTTAGCCCCTTCAGACGCTCTGTTATAATGAGCTAGCCACGATGTCGCCATATTTACCCATTCACCAGAATCGAAACCTACTTTACGAACACCTCCTACTGAAGCTCCCACCACTTTTCTAGCAGTAGATTGAGAGAAACGTGTCCCCTCAGCGAACTCTGTTAGAGTGCCCCGTACCATATTCTGAACATCAATACTATCTTCAAGACCAGATTTCTGGAACTCTCTATACATGAATCGAAGTTCTTCTTCAGAACGGTTAGTTGCCTTAGCTAATACTTTTAGGTTCTTACCCCCAGATAATGCCAAGTCAGCCATTGCTGTAAAATCAGCAGTCATACCGCGAGGGTTCAAAGCATAACTTGGAAAGTTAGCTAGAAGCAATGCAGATTGGTGAGCATTAAGCAGACCTTGACGCAAAGGGTTAAGAGCAATGTACAGTTGGAATGCTGCACTTTTTGCTGTATCTGTTAAAGAAGCTTCTGAAGCTTTACGAGCTAGCTTCTCCAACTTACCAAAACCACGAGCGCCTAAAGCATCTGCCGCTGTACGGAGGGCAGACTTACTCACTTCAGACATACCGTTAATATACCCATGTTCTAGATATGCAATGTATTCAAAAGTTGTACGAGCATCTGAGACTTGACGCGATGTTGCGTTTGAAGCATCTCCAATATCTTCTAGACGAGATGGGAACTGAGTCATCCCATTCTTCTTAGGAAGGACATCGGCATAAGTTTCCATGAAACGCTGCTTTGTGGCATTCATGTAATCCGTCATAGCTACTCTGTTGCCCATCAAACGCGATGTGTCAATCATTGCATCCACAGGACCTTTGATATTATCCTGCTCTGTATTACGAACAACAGCTGTAGCATCCTCTAGACGCTTGCCACGAGCACGTTGTCTACCGTGTCCGTAAGACTCATACATGTCTTGTTCAAAGCCAGCCAATTCATTACGGTCTTTAATATCCCCACGACGTGTGTATACACCATCAGGGTCTGTCTTAGCGAGACGTTGAATGTATAACTGCGCGTCTTCGAATGTCTCAGCTGTAGCTACTGCTTTCTGATACGTACGTGTACCATCCGTAACTTCTTTCACAATAAAGTGAGGCTGTGTATAATTTACTTCATAGTACCCTTCACGATACGGGTAAACAATATCAGACTTAGTAACACCACGAGTTTGTCCAGCTTTTGTTGTTAAGACATAATCAGTAACGACCCCATCGTAATCCATAGGGCGACGTAGTTGAATAATACCTCCACCTTGTTCTTCAAGAAGCTTCAACTCTTCACGAGTAATCGAAGTTGTCTCACCTTTTACAGGATCGAACACAGCTTTGTTAGTATCTACGTTCTGTGAACGACGAGGTCTGCCGAAGAAACGTGTATCAGTAGCAAAGTCTTCCATCACTAGGTAACCTTCATCTGCCATAGCTTTAGCATCAGTACGGTTACGAATAGCCCACACATCATCCCAATAATTACGAAATGATTGTAACGCATCGAGTTGGTCATCGTTGAAGTTCCACTCTGCACGAGCCATTTCTTTATTGAACTTCCATCCCTTTTCATTAGCTTCTTTAATATATGACAGGATGTCTTGTTGCTTTTGACTATCCATCACATTAAGCTTGTCAGAG